GTATGACAATTAACGTCCCATCACTTGTTACAGCTGCGGGCGGCGGTACAGGCGTAGCACCTACTGTTACAGTAGAGGCAGAAAACGGCGCAGTATCGAATACAGATATGCAGAGCGCGTATCTAACTGGCACAGTCCAGAAGTACTCAGGTATGGGTACGATCTCGATCGAACTTCTAGAGCGTTCAGATCCAAACTTCTATGCAGAGCTAACACAACAGCTACAAAATGCGTATTTAACTACTATTGATACAGCCGTAGTAAATGCTCTACTAACAGCTAGTACAGGCTCAACACCTACAACAGCTGATAGCGATGGAGTTATTGCTTTTACTTCACAAGCTGCCGCAGCAATCTACAAAAACACAGGTTATTTTGCTCAGAACTACGTAGGTAATGCCGCACAATGGCAGCTACTAATGGGCGCAACCGATACCACAAAGCGACCAATTTATAACGCTATCCAACCTATGAACGCAGCCGGACAGGTAGGCCCTCAGTCTATTCGCGGTAACGTACTAGGCCTTGATCTATACGTAGACAAGAACTTTACAGAAACCACAGTAGACGACTCATCAGCGCTAATTTTGGCCCCTGAAGCGTTTACGGTTTACCGCAGCCCTCAGGCTTATATGTCAGTAAACGTAGTATCGAACCTACAAGTACAGGTAGCGATTTACGGCTTTATGGCAACTATCGCAAAAATGCCTAACGGTATCGTTCGTTACCTAAAGGCATAAGCAAAAAACCTAATAGTCGGTAGGGCTCTTAGCCCTTTGAGCCCTACCGGCCTCTTTTAAGATGGGAGTAAATAAGTGCCAGCTACATACGTCACCGAGGCGGAGTTACGCGCTAACCTTGGTATCGAAAACTTATACAGCTCTGCCATCGTCGAGGAAGTTTGCCAAACTGCTCAAGATTTACTTAATCAGTTTTTATGGTTTGCCTCTGCTCCGGTAGTGGGCGTAACGCTACAAAATAATGTAATTACCGCGATGATCGCTAACCCTATGATCTTTACTACGGGTCAGTCTGTAACCTTGAGTGGATGCGGCTCAACCTTTAACGGTACCTACACGATCACGGGTACAATTCCTTGGTCAGCTGGTACATCCTCGCAGCTACCGTCTATCGTGTGGAATAACACTTATTTTAATTGGCCTAACGGCTATAGCTTTATCCAGTTTGCTAAGACCGCCGCTAACGTCAATTTTCAGCGCGTATTACCTTATGGCCAAGCCGTAGGCGCAGACACAAAGACAAACAGCTACGCGACTACTCCGGCCGTACGTGAGGCCGCGATGATTTTGGCCGTAGATATTTTTCAGGCCCGGCAGGTCAGTCAAACAGGCGGCGTATCGATCGACGGCTTTAGCCCGAGCCCCTATCGTTTAGGTAACGCGATGATCGGCAAGATCCGAGGGCTCATCGCCGGGTATCAAAATCCGAATTCTATGGTGGGCTAAATGCCTGTACCTATTACGACCTTACGCGCCTCACTTGCTGCAGCTTTAGCTAATGCGAACGTCTGGAATACATACAGCTTTCCACCTCCAACGATTACAGCTAATAGCGTTATCGTTGCTCCCGGAGATCCTTACATAACTCCGAGCAATAACACGTATAACTCAATTTCGCCTATGGCTAATTTTCGGATCCAGATGAGTGTGCCACTACTGGATAATCAAGGAAATTTACAGGGCATCGAAAATATGGTCGTAGCTGTCTTTAACAAGCTAGCGGCCTCGTCGATCGTAATGAATATTGGATCTGTTAGCGCGCCGAGTACCTTAGACGTACAAAGCGGTACGTTGCTAACAGCATCTATAGACATAAGCATACTAACGAGCTGGAGCTAAAATGCCATATACAGATGAGGATATCGCCTTTTTAATTAAGATAGGGCAGATAACCGAAGCACCAAAAAAAGAAACAAAAACACACACACCTACTACAGAGAAAAGCGAGGAATAGGCGATGGCCGTATTTCTATCTAATGGCGTGGTCGTAACTCTGAACTCTATAGCTCTGAGTGATCACGTAACGAGCGCGACAATTAACCGCGTTTTTGAGGAACTCGAAGTGACAGCTATGGGGGACTCCAGCAGAAAATTTACGAAGGGCCTAGAAACTTCTACGATTTCTCTAGACTTCCTATCGGACACAGCAGCAGCTAACGTAAACGCTACTTTGCAGGCGGCTTGGGGTACAACCGTACCAATCACGCTAAAGCAAACTAGTGCAATTACCTCAGCTACTAACCCTCTTTACTCAACTACAATCCTAGTTAATAACACTACAGATATTAACGGAGCCGTAGGAGATATCGGTACTCAGAGCATTACATTTACTTGTAACTCACCAATCGTAATTACTACTAGCTGATAACAAAGAAAAGGGGCTAAACAAATGGCACGACTCAAAATAACAAGGGCTACAGGCGAAGTATCAGAGCATCAGATCTCGCCGCGAATTGAGTACGCCTTTGAGTTATATGCAAAAAAAGGTTTTCATAAAGCCTTTAGAGACGATGAGAAACAAAGTGACGTATATTGGTTGGCGTGGGAGTGCTTACGTACATCCGGCGAAACCGTACCAATTTTCGGAGCCGAGTTTTTAGATACTCTTAAAAAGGTCGAGGTACTAGACGACGAGCCTTTAAGCTAGGGCGCGGCACTCTAACCTATCTGGTAGCGCAACTATCAGTACGGTTAGGGGTCGCGCCTCAAGCGATACTCGATCTCGATACTGAGATGTTTAAGATGTTAGTAAAGGTATTAAACGAGCAAGCCGAGGAGGTTAAAAATGTCCGTAACACTAGACGGCGTTAAAGAGACTCTTAAGGCTATGCGTAAAATAGATCCTGAATTATTAAAAGAGATGAACAAAGAGATTAAAGGCGTAATGATCCCCATCCGGGACAAGGCTCGGGGCTATGCGCCGTCTCCAGTACCGGGCAACCTGTATAACTGGAACGAAGGGACTAAGGGCCGAAAGATTACAGCTCGTAACTCGGCCTTTAGAACTCTTAACACCGATGGGCGCGTACGTATGTTTCCACTCTACGATGCAGCTTTAGCTAGTAAAGGCGTGTACTACTCAGCCTCACCAAGCAAGCGCAACCGTAACGGCTGGTCATCGATGTACATCATCGCTAACGCCTCAGCTAGTGGCGCTATCTATGAGACTGCCGGACGTAAAAACCCGGGCGGAGACTCTCGTAGTCGATCTAATAACCCAGGCGCAGGTGCTAACTTTATTAGCCGTATGGGGCCTTTATATGGTCAGGATCAAGCCTCACGCGGTCGTATGATTTTTAGAGCGTGGCACGAGGATCAGGGCAAGGCTCAAGCTGCCGTAGTAAGAGCTATTGAAAAAACTATCGCCGCCTTTAATCAAGGCCGTTACGCGAAGGCGGCATAATGGCCAAGTTACCCGATTTATTCGTTAATGCCGTTACTACCTTTGACGGTAAGGCGTTAGCAAAAGGTCAAAAACAAATAAGTGCCTTTGAGAAAAACGTAAAGAGTTTAGCTAAAACTTTTGGCGTTGCTTTTTCTGCTGCGGCTCTAGCACAGTATGGTAAAAATGCCGTTAAGGCTTTTGCATCTCAACAGCTCGAAGTAGCACAATTAACTACAGCTGTACGTAACCTTGGTTTGGCTTTTGCTACTCCGGAGATCGATCGATACATCGATAAGATCGAAGCGGCTACGGGCGTAAATAGAGATCTACTCCAGCCGGCGATGCTTAAGCTGCTACAGGTAACGGGCTCAGTAACTAAGAGCCAAGAATTACTTAACCTTGCTATGGATGTATCGGCAGGGACGGGAACCGATTTAGCCAAAACTAGCGAAATATTGAGCCAAGCATACGTAGGCAATTTTAAGGGCTTACGCTCTCTTAACCTAGGCCTTACTCAAGCCGAGTTAGCCTCTACAGACTTTGAGAAAATACAGTCTCGTTTACAAGTATTATTCGCAGGCCAAGCCAAGGTAGCCGCCGATAGCTATGTCGGCTCTATGAATAAACTAGCCATAGCCTCCGAGAACGCTAGCGAAAAGATAGGTAAATCTTTAGTCGGTGCGCTTACTGCTCTATCCGGCGGCGAGACCGTAGATGATACGATCTCTAAGATCGATAAACTTAGTAGCGCTATCGCTGGCCTTATCGATGTAACGATAGGACTTAAGGCAGGCGAATACCTGCAACAATATTACGGCCTCAACGCTGGCAAGATCCCCGGAGGGTTTGGTAATCGCTCGCTCTCAGCTGGCAATCAAGATACACAAAAGGCAGATGCCAAGGCACGAGCCAAGGCCGAAGCCGATGCTGCTAAGCGAGCTAAAGAGTTATTAGCATTACAAAGAAAATCGGCTATAGCAGAAAAGAATAAGTTATCTCTATCTAAAGCTGCCGCTGTTTTTGATACTACCCGTGTCTCACTAGCTGCAGCTCTTAAGGCTACCTATGACAAAGAGACACGCCTGCGCCTTGAGGCTCTTATCGCTATCGAGGATGAAAATGGCGATTTAGCGCTAAAGAAAATAGGCGAACTAGCCGCGCTGCAAAAAAACGCAGACCTAGCCAAGTTAGCAGGCATCAAAGAGATCAGCGATGCAACGCTACTCTCAATTAACACGCAACTACTCAACGAACTTACAGCTATTAATAAATCCAAAATGGCTGAGGCTGATAAAGAGATAGCACGTGAGGAAGCGTTTAAGAAGTATAACGCCGCCATTACTGCCGCTGGCCAGTTAGCAGCGAAAGAGCAATATAGCGAGCGCGTACAGATCCAACTAACGGAAATTGCTCGTTTAGCATCTATTAGTACGACTACAAGTGCTGCTAATACTGCGGCTCTACTGCGCGAGTCTGCCGAGTTATCAATGATCGATCGCGTAGCTAAGGCACAAAAGGCCGCCGATGATGCTCGCCTTAAAGCTTTACAAGAGTACGCCGCTGCTTTAGGCAAAATTGGTAGTGCGAATACGATCCTTGGTTCAGACGGTGCTAAAGGTGGAGACGGTGCTAAAGGTGGAGACGGTGCTAAAGGTGGAGACGGTGCAGCAGCAGCAGCAGCAGCAGCAGCAAAAGCCGCTGCCGATGCAGCAGCAAAAGCCGCTGCTGATGCAGCAGCAAAAGCCGCTGCTGATGCTGCCCTTAAAGCACAATTAGAAAAAGTAACTCTTGAAACTATCCTCAAAGCCGAAACCGATGCCGTCATAGAATTACTAGAAGCCACAGCTGCAAGAGCTGATGCTTTTGCTCTTTTAACAGATGACGCAACTAAGGCGGTTGCAGATTATCTAGCGGGAGATCCTTTTAAGAACGGCTCCGGTTTAATTGATACAGAGATGTTAGCTCGTACTTCATTTCTTGCTGGCCTTACAGGCGGCGCAGGTGTTGCAGGTGCAGCTAGTGGATCACGATATGCAGCTCAGGCTGCCGCTATGTATAACATTACAATCAACGCCGGGATGGGTTCAGATCCAGAGGCTATTGCTCGCGCTGTATCAGATGCCCTTAATCAATCAGGTTACCGTGGTACCTCTACTAACCGCGATACAGGGCTGTACACAGTAGCGTGAGTACTTGGCTACCCGAGTGGCGCATAACCGTTAATCAAACGGTTTACACAAACGTCCTAAGCGTAACTATGGCGACTGGTCGCGATGACATCGATCTACAATGCAACGCAGGCTACGCTCGTATGGAGATCGTAAACGTAAATAACTCAGCATTTGATATAGACGTAACCGATGTATTAACCCTAGAGCTTAAGAATAGCTCAGGGGTTTACGTGCCTGTTTTCGGCGGCACGGTATCCGATTTTGGTATCTCGGTACGCTCGCCTGAGGAAGTCGGTTTTATAACAATCGGTAATATATTGGCCGTAGGATCCTTGGCTAAATTAACTAAAGCTCTGTTCCCGGATGCCTTGCCTAAAACTGAGGACGGGAATCAGATTTTCGACATCCTTAACGAGCTACTTATTAACTCTTGGTTTGAGGTAGCCCCGGCTTTACAATGGCAAGACTACGACCCTACGACTACGTGGGCCAATGCAGAAAACGTAGGACTTGGCGAGATCGATCAACCCGGACTCTACGAGATGATATCTCGCTCCGCAGATCCGTTTAGCAGCTATAACCTATGCGCTCAGATCGCACAGAGCGCGCTTGGTAATATGTACGAGGACAAAGCCGGGCGAGTCTGTTACGCCGATGCTGACCATCGTACGGCCTACCTATCGGCTAACGGCTATACGACTATTTCGGCTAATTACGCTATCCCATCTAGCGTTAAGTCAATTTTACAGATAGGCAAGATCCGTAACTCGCTCGTATTTAACTATGGTAATAATTACAATAATCAGGCAACGGCTTTAGATGCTGACTCGATCGCTAACTATGGCCGCTATCAGCGCAGCGTAAGCTCTAATCTCCATAACTTGTCAGACGTAAACGATGTAATGGATCGCGAGCTAGGGCTCCGGGCTATCCCACGTGAGCAGCTACAGGCCATTACTTTTAGATTAGATAATGCAGACTTACCCGATGCTGAGCGAAACAAGCTCATAAATGTATTTTTTGGCGAGCCTATTGTTATTAGCGATCTACCTATCAATATGTTTAACGGATCCTTTAATGGCTTTTTAGAGGGCTTTTCTATTAGGGCCACGCCTCAATTCGTAGACATAACGCTCACTTTGAGCCCTACAGATTTCTCATTGGTTGCGCCACAATGGGACACAGTAAGCCCGCCTAGCCTGATTTGGACAGGTGTAAACGCTACACTTGAGTGGGAAAACGCATTTGGAGGTTTGACATAATGGCAACCGTAACGCCGAATTTTAACTGGCCCGTTCCCACATCGACAGATTTAGTAAAAGATGGAGCTACGGCTATCGAAGCACTTGGAGACTCTATCGATGGTTCGTTAGTCGATCTTAAGGGCGGCACTACCGGGCAGGTATTAGCTAAAGCATCCGGTACAGATATGGACTTTGCTTGGGTTGCACAGGATGACAGCAACGCGATCCAAAACTCTATCGTCGATGCTAAGGGCGATTTAATTGCAGCTAGTGCTAATGACACACCGGCACGCCTAGCGGTCGGCGCTAACGGCGAAACGCTCGTAGCAGATAGTTCCACTTCAACAGGCTTGCGTTATACAAGCAATTTTGCTGCTGGTAAAAATAAAATTATCAATGGTGACTTTGAAATAAATCAACGTTCGTTTAGTAGTACAACTACCGACAATGCTTTTGGTTTTGATAGATGGCTAATGCAAGCCAGTAGCGGTTGTACTTA